AAAATGTTGAATTAGAAGAAGATGTAGCTGAATACGATTATGGTCATCGTAAATTCAAAGACGAAGGTGAAGAAATTGATGAACCTGAATATATTTGGCAAGCAGTTGAAAATCCGCAACGCATTAAAGGTAGTGCAGGTGATAATGGTTTAATACAGGAATTACATAATAAACTAATAAATGATTATACCAAATACCTGGAAGAAACTGAAAGAGAAAACGAAAGCGGTGCCATGAGCCCGCTCAGTGACCCTACAAAGCCCAGTTTTGATAAAGATCCACTACATGATGAAGAACCAGTAGATGATGGTAGTCACAGTCCAATGAGTACAATAGTGAGGCAACATGCATTTAAATAATCAAAGTTGCCTCTAGTTTTTTGAAGGAGGCAACAATGATAATAAAATCTACAAAACCCGTACTATTAAAAGTATATTACTGGATGCCAGATCGCCCTAGCCTTTTACAGGAATTTAGTTGGGGGTTTGAAGACCACATACCGGAACTATTACGTACTCATAATTTTCTAAATTATTGGCATAAATCTATAGATGCTGTAATTGCTGAAATACTAATCAGTGTTTCAGGAGATCAACCAAAAACATATCGCGCAGTAAGCGAATTATATAGTTTGAATTAACATGTCAAAAAATACAAGCAATTATGAAAAGTTAAAACCAGCTTTTAAAAAAATAACGCTAACACAGCAACAATTTAGCGAACTTGCGCAGTGTGCACAGGACCCTCTTTGGTTCATGGAGCATTTTATGTATATACAGCATCCTTTGCGCGGTAAAATGCCGTTTACAGCATATCACTTCCAAAAAGATTTAGTAAAGACATACTGGAAGAATCGCAACACCATTGCAATGATTCCGCGTCAAAGCGGAAAAACCACAACAGCAGCTGGCTATATGCTGTGGTATGCCATGTTTAACGAAGATGTTACTGTTTTAATTGCAGCTAATAAATTCAAAAGCGCAAATGAAATTATGATGCGTATAAAATATGCATACGAAGAATTACCCGACCATATCCGACCCGGTGTTGTAGAATATAATGTTACATCTATTAAATTTGACAACGGATCGCGTATTGTAGCTACAACAACAACTCCGGACAGTGGTCGAGGCATGTCGATTAGTTTACTTTACCTAGACGAGTTTGCTTACGTTAGACCACGTGTTGCAGTGGAATTTTGGACTGCTATGGCACCTACACTAGCTACAGGTGGGAAGTGTATAATCACATCGACACCTGCTAGTGACGAAGATACATTTGCAGAGCTTTGGCTTGGCGCAGTTAATACAATAGATGAAGATGGGTTTGAAGTTCCTGACGGGCTTGGTATAAACGGCTTCAAAGCTTTCTCAGCACATTACAGTGACGTACCAGGTCGCGACGAAAAATGGGCAGCAATTGAGCGAGCAAAAATCGGCGATGAGCGTTTTCAACGCGAATATGAATGCAAATTTGCAGGCGAAGAAAGTACATTGATAAGCAGTCTAACACTGCAACGTTTACGCGGAAATGAACCCCTTTTTAAACTTGGTGAAACACGCTACTACAGCACAATCACACCTGACAAAACCTATCTTGTGAGCCTGGATCCAAGTGCTGGCATTGGTAAAGACCCTGCCTGCATCCAGGTTTTTAGTCTGCCGGATATGACACAAATTGCAGAATGGACAAGCAACAAGACTAGTATTCCAAATCAAGTGCGAAATATGCAACTCATTATAAATTTCATATATCAAGAATGTAAAAAGCAAGGCTATAAAGGTGAACCAGATATCTATTATACTTTTGAAAACAACACGTGGGGCGAAGCAGCCTTACAGTCCATCTTGGAAATAGGTGAGGAAAATTTCAACGCTGTAATATTAAATGAACCTCGCAAAACGGGCTTGATTAGATACCGCAGAGGTTTGAATACCAATGGACGCAGTAAAGCAAATGCGTGTGCCAAACTAAAAAGTTTATTGGAAAGCAACAAATTAAAAATACATAGTAAAATGTTGGTTAAGCAGTTGAAGTTCTTTGTTAGCAAAGGCGATAGTTTCGCAGCTAAACAAGGCGAGCACGATGATTGTGTTATGAGCACATTGTTATGTGTAAGAATGATGCAAATGGTCACAAACTGGGATGATAAAGTAGGCGAGTTACTCAAAGACGTTTTTGACGACAATGAGGCAGAACACAGAGATCCATTGCCGTTTTCAGTAATCCTTAACTAAATACACGACTATATTGCTGGAGCATGTAATGAGTTTTAACTGGTCAATTATTACCAATAAGATTTTTGGAATTCTAAAAGGCTCATGTGATAGCGTACGCATGTACGATGCAAAAGGCAATGAAACAATTGATCCAGACGAAGCAACAAGATTTTTCGCAGTCAATCGCAGCCATAACCCTGCATTAGAAAAATTTACATTTCTAGTGTCAGTAATTGATAATGGACAAAATAGTTATATTAACTTGAAAACACCAAAGTTAAGCAACGAGCAAGACTGGTCAAAAATTTACAAGATTAGACATCATATACGAAAGTCTGTTGGACAAAAAGAAGGCATACACGTTATCTGGCAGGTATTTGACAAAGAAATAGAACCTCGGGAGGAAGCCGTGAACAACATACACGAAAGCAAAGACATTAGTAAATGGTTTGGGACAACAAAGAGTTCCTTTCAACGCATCGGCGAGGCAAAAGTTATTGTTAGGCACAGTGATGTTGTTAATCAAGACAAACATGGTGCTAGAACAAGGCATGTAAAAGCAATTTTTGTTGAAAACAAGAATGGTGAAAGATTTGCATATCCGCATTTGCATCTAAATGGGGCCAAAGCTTTTGCAAGGCATTTAAGCAACGGCGGCACAAATTTTGACGATATAGCAGAATCATTATATTCTCTCAGTGCCGATTATGTTTCTTTAAAAAGAGCTGCATTTACTATGAGACAAAATCAAGTCTTAAGTGAATACATTGTTGGTATAAGAGAACAATTAGATCTAATTAACAAGCGTATGAAATCGGTACAAGGCCCAAAAGGGTATCAAAACGCTGCTTCTATACTTGTTTCGCCTACGGTTATACTTGACGAACAAGCGACAGAAAATCTTTTGCAGATATTTGCTGAACAATGTTCATGCCAACAAGGAGATGATACCTATTCGGATCTGTCAGTTGCAGCTAGATATGTCGGCACAGCAAGTCCATTTCCGGCAAAACCTCAATTCAAATGGTCTAGACGTCCAAACGTATCAAATGTTCCTTCCGGAATGCCAGTGCAGGAAAGATTGCAATTACAGTTGAAAGAACTGTCAGATGCTTGTGAGGATACACGTTCTGCAGCTAGACTATCCGAAATAGCTATAATGATTGCAGATAATAGACGCCCAACAGAAGAAGACTTGTCATTTGTACGAGAAGCTATCAACAGCAGCTTAAACATTGTAGAGGATGAACAATACCTACCTGAAGAAATCGAGATAGATAATTTTTTAAGTGAATTTGATCCAACTAAAATTTTTGGTGCAGACAATGTTGTTGAAAATTCAGAAGTTTCAAGCGACACAAGTAAAATACGATTTATTCCAGGTTTTCCAGGAGAAGTTATAGACCAAGCGGGCGATCTTTATCTAACTTGGTTCCCGGATAGGCATGACGCACACACTGTTAAAAACGAATACGAAATAGTTAGAAAAGTTGGCGATAAGTGGGAATATGTAGATAATCTCAATATGCCATACGACCCGCCTGGACGAGCTGTTAAAGCTTTTAGAGAAAAAGCTACAACCTTAGGTGAAGGTTGGCATGCAGTGCGGCCAATTAACACAGATCGCTATCAAGAAAGATCAGGGCTTGAAGGTCCTTTTATGACTAAAAGTGGAAAGACTGTGTACTATGATCCAAAAGAAGGAAAATACTACGATCCTGATAGTGATTTTTACATAGACCACGATGATTACGCCGCAATGAATGAAGATGACTTTAATGAATCTAATGGATTTCTTAAGGGAGATCACGTAAAGCATAAAGAAAGCGGCCAGCATGGTGTAGTAGTTGGCCAACCAGAAGGAAATGAATATCCTGTAAAATTTGAAGGCGACGACGAAGTTTATTTCACACCTGTAGATGTACTGGATATAGTTGTTGATGAAAGTGAAGACACCTTAGAAGAAGGTCCTGCTGACAATTTCACTATTGATGATATAAAACACCTAGAAAAGTTACAAGATCTTGGTCAAATGAAAGATTTTGCCAAAAAATTAATTTCAACACCGAGCCAGAAGCCTATGAAGCCACAAAAGGTTATGTGGTTATCGCAGGCAATTGACAGTAAACGTAGACCAGGTGATATTGTCAAGCTGATGTATGATCTGCTGTTAGGCGGCGAAGGCCTGAGCGTCGTTGGATCTAAAACAAGCATGGATCCTAATTCGTATAGAAGAGCGTTTGGCGAAGATAATGAATTAAATGAAATATCATCTGATACATTAAAATCATATGTTCAAAAATCTGGACAAGGCAATGTTCCTGGCTTCGGTGGAAAGGGACCGTTTACAGATAAAGATTGGAAGAGAAGCAAGTCAATGTCTGCGGCACAAGATCTTATACGCCGGAAAGAAAAAGGACCTATGAGTCCAACTGTGCATGATATGACACAGTATAGTGACGGCGAGGTATATGATATAACTCAAACCGATGATGATTTAGAAGATGGTGATGTATTAAAACTGAGTGGTGGTAGGTTAGCTGTACTTGTTCAGGCATGGCCTGTAATGGTAGTTGGTCAATCGGACGCATTACATCAACTCAAACCAGATAAGACTTGGGAATCATTTGATAGAGGCCTCTATAGTAAATCAGCTGAAATAGCTCGCTCAATAGCTGCTGAAGGCAGTCATATGAAAGAAGATGAAATAGTCAGGATTAAAACTCTTGCTGGAATTTAATGCTTGATTATCTTGTTATTTCGTCGATAAATGCGCCGCCTGCAGATAAAGATTATATTGTAGCAACCTGCACTAGTAATGATAGTGTTTTTAAAATCATTACTAGATGCGGTCTAGTCCTACAAAAAAAGTTAATATCGAATAATTTTTTTTACCCGTTGGCCTTACGCTAATTCATCTATGATAGGCGCTATTGTTTGGTGCCAATGTGATTTTGCATTTGCGAATTATATACCAAATTGGGCAAATCCTCTAAGAGGAGACGAAATTTGTTTTGCAACATTAGACTCGCGCGATACACAAAATTATGCAATTGGCCATCCACGGGCACTCATTAAGTGGGCATCTTGTACATATGCAATTGAAAATGAAACGGTTTGCCCATATAGAGTTATTGCTGATGAACCTGACGCAAATGTTAATACTAAGTTAATATGGCTGGGTCATAGAATCGGTTTAAAGGTTTACAAATGGACATGAGAACCGCTATTATTGTAAAAGGGCAAGCAAGGACATGGGAACATGTGCTACCATATAACCTACGTTTGTTTGACAGGATATACAACCACCCAGACTGGTACGTTGTATTAGCCTGTGATAATTCATGCACATCCAATACAATACACAGAATATTTGATAATTCAAGACTTATAGATTACCTTTTTCTTGACGATAGCGAGATTCAAAGCATTTTTGACAGGCAGAAGTCATATGAATTTTGCAATAATGCTATACACACCTTTAAATTTTTGCCATTGTCTTACTGGAAGCAAACCTGATACGATTATCACGCTGGAATTATGAAAAGACAACATGAGCTTGATAATGATTTCGTGTATGATAATGTATTGAGCATACGATCAGACATACTTTATCGCCCGGGTCCACCGGGCGGATTTCAGGAAGAAGAAACCAAAATTAGACTTAACCCTACATATAAAAGTGGAATGTCATTGGACTGCATTTCTCATGTTAATGGATTACTTGCTCCAGATTTTAATTGGCGTGCCGGAGCTATTGCTGCTAACCTAACAACCTGTGCCTTTTTAGACACTCAACTAACAGACGGTATTGAGCAATTTATGCATGGTGACGAATTTCACCTTCCATCTCTTTATGCAATGAAAAGTCTAATGGGCGGAAAAGAAATTCTAGGACATTTTAAAGCCACACATATTAGACCGTGGTCTATTTCACAGTTACCGTTCATTAACAAGGGTATGGACCCTGATCCGTTATGGGAACAAAAATCCATTTATCAAAAAAAAAGCCTGGATAGAGTCGTGCGAACTTGATCCTAGTGATTTCTTGGATCTTTTTGATTAATTTTTTTTCGAAAACAAATTTGCTTTCACCAACTGGGATAAATAGTATTGTCAACAGTAGAACAGAATGATGATCTACAGTTGTCTTAGACACTAATTAGGCACATAAAGGAGGCACATAAAATGGCACTAAGTCTTAAAGAAATACAAGCAAAACTACTGGCACAACAAGCCAATAAAGACCGAGCAAAGAATGGCGGTGGCGACAATTCGATTTATCCTTTCTGGAATAATCCAGATGGTTCAAGCGCTACTCTTAGATTCTTACCAGACGGCGATGAATCAAACGATTTTTTCTGGTGTGAACGCTTAATCATTAAATTACCATTTCCTGGTGTAAAAGGCGATCCTATTGGAAGACCTGTCGATGTTCAAGTTCCGTGCACAGATATGTGGAAAGCAGGCTCTTGTCCAATTACAGCAGAAATTCGTCCATGGTGGAAAGACAAGAGCCTCGAAGACATGGCTCGGAAGTATTACAAAAAGAAGAGCTATCTGTTCCAAGGCTTTGTTCCATCAAACCCTAATAAGGATGATCAGGAACCGGAAAATCCGATCCGTAGATTTATCATCAATCCATCAGTGTTTGATGTTATTAAATCAATCCTTATGGATCAAGATCTCGAAAATAGTCCTACTGATTTCGACCACGGACGTGATTTCTACCTTATCAAGACTACTAAAGGCGGTTATGCAAACTATGCATCAAGCAAGTGGGCTATGAAGGAGCGTGCTCTATCAGAAATAGAAACTGCTGCTATGAATACTCATGGATTATGGAACCTAAGTAGTTTTCTGCCTAAAAAACCAGATGAAGCACATCTAAATGCTATAATGGAACTATTCCAAGCTAGCGTTGATCAAGAACTATATGATCTTGATAAATGGGGCCAATTTTACCGTCCAACTAGCATGCGTAATGACACCACAAGTAGTGACGCAGATGCAACAGTTGTATCAACAAAAACAACTGTTGCCATGACAGGTAATTCAATACTGAATAAAGTTCAGGCAAAACCCTCAACTGATGATACTCCACCATGGGAAGATCAGTCACAAGCTACACAATCTGTAACTACACAAGTTGAAAAACCCCGCATGCAAACTCCTGATGATATTATTGCTGCAATACGCAAGCGTCAGCAAGGAAAGTAAGCTACATCATAAAATTGTAACGAGGGTTATCCCTCGTTACAATTGTGACATCAAAAAACATCATCATTATAGCATTGGAGACACACATGCGTCCTTTTGACATCTCAAAATTTAGAAAAGATCTGACAAAAAGTATTCCAGGTATTTCTGTTGGATTTAATGATCCAAAACACTGGGTAGATTCGGGTAATTATGCACTAAATTATGCAATATCTGGTAACTTTAGGAATGGAATCCCATTAGGCAAGGTTACGATGTTTGCTGGTCAGAGTGGTTGTTTGCCTGCATCAGCCAAGGTTCGTATACAATATAAATTGAAATAATATTTTACCTGTTTGTCCAGCATAATAATAAATACTATGTAAAAATAATACTAGGAAACATAATATGTTGAACAAACAGGCTAAAAGATTTATGAAACGGAAATCAGTTATTGCAATATTAGGAAATATTGCATTAACTGATTTACAGATAACTAGATTAAATGCAGTATTTAAAGACCGAACTTGCAAGTCATTAGAAACGTGGCATATAACTATAGCAACTTTTATAAAATATGATTTAATAAATTATGTTGGAAGGTTACGTAGATTGATGAAAATACCAACTGATCGATCAAATGTTTCTGCGTTTTTACGGTATGGCAAGAAAAATTTTGAAAAAATTAAGCACGAACAGGACACCAGGCGTAGCAAACATTTTAAAAATACTGTAAAATATTGGACAGATTTAGGATTTGATATAGCAGCGGCTAATGACAAAGTTAAAGAGATACAACTTGAGAGGAACAAAAAATCAGTTGAAAAAACACGTGGCAAGAACATTTATACACATAGATCGATTGAATACTGGTTACGTAAGGGATTGACTGAATCTGATGCAGCCGAGCAAGTGCGTAGAGTTCAAACCACTAATGGATTAAAATTTTATACTGAAAAATACGGGAAAGAACGCGGGAAGATTTTATTTGAGAATAGAATTAAATCGTGGCTAGATACATTACAATCTAAAAGTACTGAAGAAATTTCTCTTATAAATCGTAAAAAATCATTATCAATTGATGGATATATACTTAGGGGATATTCAGAGGATGATGCGATTACAGCATACAGCGATATGTGCGAACGAATGCGACAAATCAATAGGTCTCCATTTTCAAATATATCGCATAAGCTTTTTTTAACTCTTCGAGAAAAACTCAAAGGAACATGTTATTTTAAGCCAACTACACACGAAGCATTGATAGGCGGATTTAGAGTAGATTTCTATCATCTTGAATCAAAAACAGTCATTGAATTCTACGGAGATTATTGGCATAGAAATCCATTGTTTTTTTCAGCAGATTTTTTTACACATGGTTACTGTTCGAAAGAAAAATGGACAACAGACGCAACTAGAGCAACAAAAATTAAAGAAGATACATCTCACGTGTCTAAATTACTCATAATTTGGGAAAATGAATATAGACAACAACCTGATGTAGTTGTTACAACCTTGTTAGAAAGTATAGGAAAAAATTATGTTTATTGAGCAGGAAGTTACTATAGAACTATTAAAAAACATGGTCGCTAGTAATAATTACCATATTGAAATAGATACACCCGATGGTTATCAACCGATAGGTCAATGGTTTGATAAGGGCAAATTACAAATGGTTTCAATAATTACGGAATCACACACTACATCATGTGCATATACCCATCTTCTACAATTAGATTCAGAAGATTGGGTATTAGCTGGAGAAGTGAATGTAGGCGATGTTTTATTAACTACAAGCGGACCGCAAACTGTTATTGCAACTACAGACATAGATGATCAAGAATGTTTTGATTTCGAAGTCCTACATGATAACCACCGTTACTGGGGAGATGGATTTTCTAGTCATAATTCTGGTAAATCTTATATCTGTTCTGGTAATATGGTTCGGAATGCACAGCAACAAGGTATATTTGTTGTCTTAATTGATACAGAAAACGCATTAGATGAAAAGTGGTTAAAACCTCTTGGCGTTGATACTGATCCAGATAAGCTTTTCAAAGTCAACCTAGCTATGATTGACGATGTTGCTAAAACTATTACCGGTTATATGGCATGGTACAAAGACCTGGCTCCTGAAGAACGCAAGAAGACTCTTTTTGTACTTGATAGTCTTGGCATGTTGCTAACACCTACCGATGTAAACCAATTTGAAGCAGGCGACCTCAAAGGAGACATGGGACGTAAACCACGGGCGCTGGCTGCACTAGTACGCAACTGCGTGAACATGTTCGGCGAGTATGATGTAGGCATGGTTGTGACTAATCATAGTTATCAATCACAAGACATGTTTGATCCAGATGACAAAATTTCAGGCGGTTGTTTAACAGCCGGACACAAAATCTGGATGGCAGACGGTTCATCAAAGAATATTGAAGATATTCGGCAAGGGGATGTTGTTGTGACATTAGATGGTGATATTGATGTTTCAGAAACTTTTACATTTGATGACAAAGAAGTAATCGAAATTGAATTAGAAACTGGTGAAATAATTCAGGCCACTAACGAACATAAGTTTTCAACGCAACAGTCTAATAATCAATTAGTATGGAAAACTGTAGCGGAATTGTACGTAAATGATGAAATCCTACAACTTGTTTAACTAATAATCCTTGCCCTCCAGTAATTTGCTAAATATACCGTACACAAATTACTGGAGGGCAAACCACATGAAACCATGTGTTGAATGCGGAAAAATGATAAGAAAAAAAGATAGTATAATGACTATACAATATGTATGTTCATCATTGTGCAAAAACAACAGAAAGTTAAAACAGCCTAAAAAAATCAGTCAAACTTCGGCTGAATATTGGCTAAAAAAAGGATTGTCATTGCAGGAATCGCAAGAAAAAATATCTCAACTTCAGAAATCTCGAAGTCCGCGTAGCGTTGATTATTGGATAAAGAAGGGATACACTATGGAAAATGCTACCAAGCAAGTTTCTATAGTGCAACATGCTAATAGTCAACTGAGATTAGAAAAATATGATACGGTTGAAAGAAAACGTAGATCTCCATTTTGCAAAGAATATTGGATGGAACATGGAATGAGTGAGGATGAGGCTAAATCATACATTATGCAACGCTCTGATAATATGTCTTTGCAATATTTTATATCAAAATTTGGAGAAACTGAAGGAACTTTGAAATATAATGCTCTATGTGAATCTAGAAAAATAAATTATACACTAGATGGGTATATTAACAATCATGGAGAAGTAGCAGGACGAAAGTTATGGTCTAAAAAATTTAAAAATAGACATAATTCAGAAAAGGCAAATAACTTTTTTCTAGAATTAAGCAATATATTTGCTGGCTGCAAAATTTATAGTGCCTGCAATGAAAATGGTGAATATGGAATTTTAGATTCAAATTTTAATTGTTATTATTTTTTCGATTTTGTTGTCCCAGAATTTAATCTTTGTGTTGAATTTTATGGAGACTATTGGCATTGTAATCCAAAAAAATATAATTCTGAATACTTACATAAACAAACAAATTTAACAGCACAAGAAATATGGGACAGAGATAAAAACAAACAACAGTGTATGTTGAATACCAGAGGGTATCATACTATAGTAGTTTGGGAATCAGATAACATGCTAGAATCAATTAAAATGGTAAAGGAGTATATCAAAAATGTCGCTACAAAAAATCAAAATTAAAAGTAAAAAAAATATAGGTATCAAAAAAGTATATGATATATCAGTGCCCGATGCGCATCATTATCTATTAGATAGCGGCGTAGTCAGCCATAACTCGGGTTTCATTTATGCATCATCAATTGTTGTAGCTATGCAAAAGCGCAAGCTTAAAGAAGACGAAGATGGTAAAAAGGTTACAGATGTTCGTGGTATTCGTGCTGCATGCAAAATTATGAAGACTAGATATAACAAGCCGTTTGAAAACGTTGAAATAAAAATCCCTTGGGATACAGGTATGGATCCTTATAGTGGTCTCATTGACCTTTTTGAGAAGAAAGGTGTCTTAGTAAAAGATAGTACAAAACTAAAATATGTTGACAACTCAGGTAAAGAACACAAATATTTTCGTTCAGCTATACCTACGTCACTTCTAGATCAAATCATGAATGAGTGGGATGAAAGCAAACTATTACAAACACAAGACAGTCTAGACAATGATACGGTAACTGATATAGGAGAATAACATGGAAATTTCTGAACACGTACTATTGGAAACTTGGGAGCTATTTTCAGATTTTGTACCACCTGGTAAGAAAAATGATGCTGCTGTTCGGTTTCTTAAAATCTTTATAGATGCAGATATAGATCTTGATGACCTAGAAGAATTAAGGGAAGAAGATGAGCATTTGGACTACGCACTAGATGAACTGGCAAGTAGCCTCGATGAAGGATATGAAGATGAACCTGAATACGAAGAAGAATAAATTTAAAGATCGTTTAATGCGCACAGCTATAAACGAAAACACAAGCACTACAACGGAGTTGTCTACAGACAACTCCGTTGTTGAAGAACACGATAAACTATCCGTTGATCCTGTGCTAAATCAACAAGACGCTGACGATTCTATGTTGATTCAAAATATTCACATCGAAAATGATGTTCCAAAATTTGAAACCAAACAAGAAACACTAGAATCATTAATTAAGCGTAAAACGATAAAATTACCAAAACCTGAAAATGAACCAAATGAAGATGTACCAGAAACACCTGTGCACACATCATATGCAGAAGCTTTATCTCAGGCATTTGTGTTAACTGATCATGATTTACGTAAATTAATAGTCGAAGTAGAGCATGCAGTTGCTAGAAAAGATCCAAATGAAGTGGTGTGGCTGCAACTTCAACTGCAAGCAAAAACATTGCTGTTACTCAAAGCCTTAGATTGGAAATTGTGGAAAACTTTATAATAGATATGTGTTTTAATGTGGTATAATCGTATAGTAGAAAATCTAGCTGAAATTCCTTCGGCAATTGATTACTATAATAGCGAACTTGATTCAGCTAAAAATGAACCTAAAATATCTGGTAAACTGGAAAAAAATTCGCAAGAATTATCGGGTATCACCTCGCACAGGTTTGGGCAGCTTCAGGAAATAGAAGCTATCCTAAAACATCTTAATATCAAATATGACAAAATGCGAAGCGATCATTATAGAAAATATCTAGAAAGATACCAGCGTGATTTAACTGATCGCAGTATAGAAAAATACATTGATGGCGAGGACGATATTGTCAGCATGAATATGATTATTAATGAAGTAGGCCTAGTAAGAAACAAATACCTAGCCCTTATGAAGGGACTAGAAATTAAAAATTGGCAAATATCAAACATTGTTCGACTACGAGTAGTTGGCATGGAAGATGCTAATCTTGATACAAAAGGTGGCTAACAATGAAACAAGTTGAATTAATAATTGAAGATGAAACTACAGTAAAACTAGAAGGACTTGATCTCAAAACACGCCGGTTATGTGTAAACGCTGTAAAATATTTTCTACCACATGCTCGCTATAGTCCAGCATTTAAACTAGGACGATGGGACGGGACCACAAGTTTTTGTACTTTAGGTGGTAGAACATACCTTAATTTGCTAGATAAAATTTTACCTGTTCTACTTGACGAAGGCTATGAATTTACCATAACTGACAAAAGAACTAAGCACGTTTTTGAATTTGATAACATAGATGAAAATTTTTTAAGCCATATTGTGTGGCCTGCAGGACACAGATTTGCAGGGCAACCTATTATTCTAAGAGATTACCAAGTTCAAGCCATTAATGAGTGCGTCAATAACTTACAGGGAATTTCGGTTGCACCAACTAGTGCCGGTAAAACAATTATTACAGCAAGTCTATCTATGATTGCCCAAAAATATGGTCGTACAATCGTTATCGTTCCTAATAAAAATTTAGTTCTGCAAACAGAAGAAGATTACAGAAATATTGGACTAGATGTCGGCGTACTATTTGGCGATAGAAAAGAATATAATCGCACCCATACTATTTGCACGTGGCAGAGTTTAAATGTTTTAGATAAGAAAAATAAAGATGCTTTAGATGATGACCAACTGGCTGTGTTTTTAGATAATCTAGTGGCAGTGGTATGCGATGAATGTTTTAATGGTGATATGCGTGTTTTAACACCTACCGGATATATTCCAATAAAGGATATATCGTCTGGGCAACAGGTTATCAACTATTCTGAGAAGTTACAACAATTCAAAGTTGACACTGTAATAAAACAACATTGCAATCTAACCGATTCAACAAATGAAAAGATGTATGAATTAGAATTTGATAATCATTCAAAAATACAGGTTACTGGTAATCATAAGTTTTTAACCACCATCGGGTGGTGCCGAGCTGATGAAATAACTGTTGATCACGACATTATCAACTATTAACATAAATACATACAGTCAAAGACATATAGGTATTTTATGGCAACGTATGAAAATATAATAACGCGATTCAATAGTATTTTAGAAAATTATAATCAAAATCTAAGAATAGATGACTATAATAGATCATTAATTAAGTTGTCGAATGGGGTAATAATAACGGGAAAAAATAAAAATGTATTTAGGCTTAGATTGTCCAACACACGTACTAGTATATGGATTGAAAACTTTGATAAATTGTTTTGTGGTGAAATAACAGAATATGATATAAAACATCAGTTGGCAATAAATCGAGGAAAAAAATCATGGAATATGAACAGTGAGACTATACGGAAAAATTTAAACACCGGCATACCCTGGAGTAAAGGAAAACCTGGTACATTTACAGGTAAAAAACATTCAACGGAGACCAAACATAAAATAGGACAACAGAATTCTGGCAAAAATAACGGAATGTATGGACGACTACACTCTGACGAGGAGAAGTGCCATCTGTCCAAAACAATAACAAATTTAATATTAACTGGAAAATTTACACCAAAATCTAGTAATCAATTTGGTCGATGGAATTCAACATTTGATGGTAAAAAATACAGATCTAGCTGGGAAGCATTATACCATTATCATAATCAACAATCTGAATACGAACAACTTCGTTTAATGTACATGTTAGATGGTAAGAATTATGTGTACATCGTTGATTTTATTGATCATGTTGATAAACTTGTAGTTGAGGTCAAACCTTACAACTTGTTTAATGGCACTAAATGGGAAGCAAAATATACTGTCCTTAAAGACTGGGCAAAACAACACGATTATAAAATATTGCTAATTGATCAACAATGGCTAACGTCTAATGTACCATTGCCAGATCTAGCTAGATTTGATTCTGAAACTGCAAGAAAGATAGGATACCTATATGAAACTGCTAAGTCGCCGAGAAATCAGTAAACCTGATCAAGTTTACAACCTACATGTACAGGATGATCACAATTATATAGTAGAACGGGCCGTAGTGTCTAACTGTCATAGTGTGAAAAACATGAATGTATTGCACGGGCTGCTAACTAACACGTTTTCAAATATTCCAATACGTTGGGGCCTCACAGGCACAATTCCGGAAGAGGAATATAATCAAGCAAGTTTATTCAGTGCCATAGGGCCAATGATAGGCAGACTTACTGCTAGAGAATTGCAAGAGCAAGGGCATCTAGCACAGTGTCACGTGAATATAGAACAAACACAAGAAGATATAATTTACAAAAATTACCAAGAAGAACTAAAGTTTTTAACCACAAACAAACATCGTATAGGTTGGTTGGCAAAACGAATTTTAGAAATTGCTAAAAGTGGAAATACGTTGGTGTTGATAGATAGAATTGAAACAGGTGAACTTCTTTCAGAATTGATACCAAATTCAACCTTCATAAGCGGCCAAATGAAGAGTACTAAACGTAAAGTATTATATGACGAAATAAATTTTGCTGATAATGCTATTATGATAGCCACGTATGGTACTACCTCTACAGGCATATCGATTAATAGAATTTTCAATCTAGTGTTGTTAGAACCAGGCAAAAGTTTTGTAAGAGTTATACAAAGCATTGGCAGAGGACTAAGAAAAGCAGATGACAAGGACGCAGTTGAGATTTATGATATAGCCAGTAGATGTAAATTTTCCAACAGGCATTTATTAAAACGTAAAAAATTTTATGCAGATGTTCAATATCCATCTAATATGAAAAAAATAACTTACTGATTAAAAAAAATATTGACCTTCAAATTGTAAATACCTGGCATCATTTGCCAGGAGAAATTCAATTAAAATACTTACTCACGATAACAAGGCATATTCTATAACTCAAATTCCAGATAAGGTAGACGATTTACGATATTGCGTTTTAGATTACTCAAATCAAAATGATGTTGACTATTTTTTTCTTCCACTGATATTTCTGGAAAGTTTTAATAGCCCCTGTATTGATATTAGAATTGGAAAATATAATATACAGATGCCTCTTGATTGGAGCGTTGTAATTGGCGATATGAATATGGGCGACTTGGAAATAATGCCGCTTGTATACCTTATGGATAAAGATTTTGATGTGTTTTGTTTTAATCCTATAAACGGTTTTATGCCTAGCTTTTTAAGATTAGAAATTGTAAACACATGGCCGGATGTTAAATGGTATTTTCCAAAATTAAAAAATGGTCATTTACTTGCTGTGCCATTATCAGGCGGCGAGTCCCCGTTATGTGCTTTTTTCGTTAAAGATTCTGGTAAAATACCAGACAACTTAGACATAAGAAAAATGTTTTAAAAAAATCCTTGATAATTTCGCTCCGGCTAATTATCAAGGATTTTCTGAGTCTGCCTGTTTGTGACAGGGCAGTTATGCAGACTGTAGAACAGCCTGGCCAGGTTGTGGAACAGTACCAGTCGGTACCCATTCATACGTATTATAATTAAATGTGGTTACAGTAAGATTTCTAATTACATCGGCATATTCTGTGCTTGCGATTGGTGCAACTGTTAGAGTAGGTATAGTTGGTCCAAACGTTCCAGGTGCAACAACTGTCAGTTCGCTTACGCTACCGCCGCAACCTATGTTGCCATAAATTATCGCATTGCCCGGTGGATTTGTTATAACATTTACAGCTTGATAGTTTGTACCACCGCGGGTTACCTTAACAGATGATATTCCATAGCTTGCTGAAGCTTCAGCACCTGTTCCGTGACCTGATTGAGCAGTGAAACTAACAGGGTTAGATGGCAGAGATGTATAATCTCCTGCATTTAGCAAGTTGATGCTGCTGACATCCCAACGTAATTGGAATGCAGCGCTTGTAGCCCATGCATTTGCTTTAACACTGCTACTAAATGGAGTTGTGTTAGTGATCATTGAGTTGTAAACAGAACCAGCATTGGTAATTGTAACACCGCTAATGTTTCCATTACCTGATGTGCTAGCAACAGTTAGTACAGTTGGACTTGTCCAGCCAGCGTAATTCCAGGTAAATGTGTCTCCAACAGTATAGCCAGTATCTGTTGTTACTCTAGCAGCACCTAACGTGACTGATAGTACGGTAGCGTTTGCTATGTCGTTTCCGCTCGGAGTTCCGCCGTTCATGCTTAGTATTTGTCCAGGGATATATCCGTTTGTAGTTGTTCCAGATCCACCCGAGGTTAAACTAAACGACTGTACCCCTAAGTTAGCTGTAGCTGTCGCACCGCACCCTGTTGATCCGTATGGTTGCACCGTAATATTTGCTTGTCCGGGTTGGAGTGCAACTCCGCCATTGGTTAGTTCCAAGCGTTCAGTAAATTGTCCATCCAATGACACAAAATTATAAGTATTTGTAGCCTTTTGAGCTGCGATATACGCAGGCGCAGGACCACCATTTTGGATGAAGTATGCAGTGGCTTCTATTTGTTGACCACCAATTGATACATTACCTATGTATCTCTTATTAATCGGACGTCCCATGTTGTTTCTCCTTAATGCCGTTCTAGGGCTACGCAGTTGGGCAGCCGCATAATGCTAGATAAACTTATTTATGTAAAAACGATAAACAGTGCGTTGATCGCGTCTGATTTGTTGCAACACCAGATAAATGATAAAATAATACAGTTAGAATCTTAAAGGTAGAAAAATGACCGGGGATAAAAAATATATTTTAGATCTGCAACAGGTACTTTATGCACTAGACAACCGCGATCTAGATTATTATGATAGGTTAACTGACAAAGAGAAAAAAGGTTACACTCCTTTGGTGCTAATGCGCTATATGAGTTCATTGACCTCGCAAAATAGTAACTGTGCATACGCTGTGATTGCTACAAATGATGTTGTAAATTTAGGCTTCTGGACATTAAGCAAATATCCGGACTTGCAACATAAGTTACTATGTGTAACCGGTCTAGGTGGATCTCAAAAAAGACCTTGGATAGCAGCCAAAAACACTAAAAAGAAAAACAAAATAGATTCATGGTTATTAGAAAAATTTCCAGAACTTAATGATGAAGAAATTTCTATTTTAAAATCTCAACACGATTCAAAAAGTTGGAATGCTTTTGTAAAAGGTAGCGGAGCTACTGATGCAGAGGTTAAGGAAATGACAGCAGCATGGTCGAAAGAGAAATAAAAGAAGACTTGGTGTGCGAATTCTGCAATAAAAAATTTGTACAGCACAAAAGTTTTATCAATCATACGTGCAAGAAAAAACAAAGATGGTTTAGACAAAACGAACCAGAAAACAGGTTTGGATTTTTAGCATGGAATAGGTTTTATCAACTTAACAGTTACAACAAAACTGAACAATGGAAAAATAGTTACAAAAATTTTATTGATAGTAGATATTATGAATCATTTGTCAAATTTGGAAAACATATTCGAGACATAAATGCTATCAATCCAAAAAAGTTTATAGATTATGTAATTAAAAATACCATTCCTATTGATCGATGGACGCAAGATTACATATATGAACAATACGTTAGAGAACTTACAAGACAAGAAACCGGTGAAGATGCACTGGAACGTAATATACTTTTAATGAACGAATGGAGCATGTCTACAGGGGAAAATTGGTTCGATTTTTTTAGAATGGTCAACCCTAATCAAGGTACATTATGGATTAAAAGCGGTAGAATTAGCCCATGGGTATTATATAATGCTGACAGTTCTGTTGATTTTTTAGAAAGATGTTCTCCTGAACAACTAAGTATAATAAAAGATTGTGCACCCCCTGGGCCATGGAAAATAAAATTTTCTAAAAACAGAGAAACATGCACATTTATTAGAAACACACTTAGAGAAAGCGGCATATAATGACTGACGACATGTATAATACAACAGATGAAAATACTGCTAGCAACGAAAGCCCTTTACCGGTTAACTTTCTAGGAGTCCGCGGCGCCATAACAGAAATTGAAATGCAAGGGAAAAAAGTTGCGGTTATTGATCCATCTGTTGTGATAAACATGGAATCTACGTTAAAAAGATTACAATCTCATATACAGCGTTTAGAGACTGAATTACATTCTCTGAAAAGTAAACAATTTATGCAAGAACGGCGTATTAGAGAGATAACAGGCGAGCTTGATAACAAGGTCAGTTACGAAAAATGAAACTTTATAAAATCAACTGGGACAATAAGCAAAGTTGCTTAGCATATCAGTTAGATAATAAATCTAATACTTTCTCAATACCTGTTCTCAATCCAGACTCACCTCTTTTTCTTTGGTTAACAGAAAGAGATATACAATATTCTATACACGAGCGCGATTTTTATCTATTACTTTATCTGGACATTGAAGAAAACCAATCTGTTGAATTTCAACTCACATGGAGTGGATATATTATATGTCATTAATTATCGGAGATGTTGACATTGATTTTGCTGATAGAAATTTAGCTCTTTCTGTATTAAATCATACTCCTGCATCAATCATACGTAATAACTCACTAATCAAACACAATACAGGTGTATATTTTCATACAGTTCCTATAGACCCTATTACCAAACTTGCATCATTACCATACGATATTGCTGCTGATCGAGGTTGGTATAAACTCGACCTTTTAAATGTAAGTGTTTATGAAGGGATTAAAAACGAACAACACTTACTAGAGCTTATGGAAAAACCAGTTGAATGGACGCTGTTTACCTACAAAGAATTTGTTTCTAAATTAATTCATTTAGGCAACCATGCAGATTTGGTTTCCAGACTGAAGCCATCTAATGTTGAACATGTTGCTATAATACTTGCCCTTATTCGACCTGGTAAAAAACATCTAATAGACAAGTGTATAAAGAATGGCTTCGATAGCGTTTTAGATGAAATTTGGACTGACAATTCGGAAGGGTATAGTTTCAAACATGCACATGCTATTTCATATGCTATGCTTGTGAAAGTTCATGCCAATCTAATAGTAGAACAATTGTCGCAAGACGTTGACAGTGTTTCATAGGTATGCTACTATTATAGTATAGAAAGGAACGAGTAATGCCAACCATTGATTTAAACTTAGTGGCTAACACCAATTCTCTAGGAACAAATGTATTTTTGCAATCCGCGAATAAAAAATATCATGAGTGTCTTGCGGAAAATTTGGAAAACAATCCGCTTGCAAATTTAGTAGATTCGTTGCCATCAGGATTTGTTTTTCGTAGCCCTAATATTCAAACAGAGGATTGGGAACAAATGCTAAAAACTCTGTACAGCCTTGAAGGAACATTTTCGATTAGGGCTATTCTTGAACGTAAGAAGGATACGCCTGATACTGTAATCGGATATGCTACATTTGAAAACAAAGACGACGCTGCAATTTTCGCTTGGTCAAATGTTGAACAGTGGCAAAAATGGGACGATGCTAAAGAAGCTGAATATCAAGAAGAGAAGAAGAAACAACCAGTAAAGCCAACGATAAACAAAGACGGAAGTGTAACGGTTACAGTTCAAGTGTCTAGTATAAGCGGGTCTTAATTTTTGACCAGCTGAATAGTTCTTCTTTTAAATTTCTTATTCATAAGGTCCATTAGATTAATTGTTGGGCCTTCTACAATAGTAACCTCTTTTCTAGCAAAGGTCTTCAGACTAGGTTTGAAGACCTTAAATCTTTCTCCAAGAAACAGATTTATAGGAATACTTCTGTTGCTTTCCCACCACCAAGTTTCGCCGCATAACAAAAACGCTCGCTTTTTTTCATTTGTAAAACTTGGATCTAATACGTAAATGCTGACAAACTGCGTATCGGCATTTTGCATAATACCAATATACTCGGTATTCAGATAGCTAATGATTGTAAGGAAAGGAAATTTTTCCTGTAATAATTTGTGTGTTTCTGGTGTCATTTCTATAAATTCTCTAGCTCTTATTTATGTCCAAATTTTAGGTTTGTAAAATTTTCATAAATATTGGGAAAGGTGGATTAAGGTGCATGGTTGATCAAGTTTTATTTAGATTTCGCGAATATGTACAATTGTGGTCAACTGGAGGCAACGCACCTAACATAAATGGACCTATGATACAATATAACACAAAAGTATATAAAGGTGCTACTAATACAATAGATTTTGTTGTGAGAAACAACGACCGTAAACCTATAAATTTGTCAGCATATCAAATTGACGCATTAATCCAACGTGTTGAGACTGTAACAACAACTCCAGGAAATGGCAACAGTCCATTAGCTGAACTTTTGTTAATTCAACCTGTGCAAACTTTGCAAGACACTGCGGGCACTTGTAGACTTACTTTGACTGATCTTGAAATAGGGCATTGGCTAGCAGGATTCTACAGATATACCATAAGATTAACTGATGTAACAGGACGACAAGAATTTTTGTATACTGATCTTAATAGAAGCACCTATGGAACATTTGAACTAGTGGAAGGTATGAGCACCTCTCTAGTTCCTGCTATTAATATACCAGCGTACCAATTTACTCCAGAAACTGTAGATGACCTTACAAATCAATATATTTTTGCCTCTGGTGCGGTACAAGGAGATGCACAAGCAGAACGAAGCAATGGTATGCATACAGTGGTAGCATACACCGGCAATAACTATGCTGGAAAATTTTGGATACAGGTTAGTCTTACTCTAAATGCTCCGTCATCACTTGATTGGTCTAATATACCCATAGGCAACGGAACAGATTATTTTCAATATAGCCCTCCTTACAATAGTCCTACTATTAAGGTTTTTAATTTTTCTGGAAATTACTATTGGGTAAGATTTGTTTTTGAAAACCCTTATTATTACCAATGTGCAACATGCAATCAGTATTACGCAGGTAAAAACAATCCACTACTTTTCAATAAGTTTTCATGCGGTCCTGCACCTTTTGTATGTTCAAGTGCCAATAATAGAACTTTCAATCCGCCATCAGGACCATGGCCGTGCGGCCCTAATCCACCTTCGTGGCCGCCGCCGCCATGTGTGCCTCCTCCACCATATCCGCCAGCGCCCTATCCTCCACCTCCTGGTCCTTATCCTCCACCTCCTGCACCCTTGCCGTATCCAACGACACAGGCTGGATTGCCAGTTATAAACTGTAATCACGGATATTTTGCAGGTATACTGTATAAAAACTGATATTGTGACACTCAAAATACGAGTTTAAACTACAAACATGACCTCACTTATTCATGAGATTGTGCTTGATTACTTGCCACCTAAACGCAAGCAAAATGCAAAGGGGTGGATTGTCTTCAACTCAGTATGTTGTCATCATAG